TTTTACAGCAACCATGAAAAGTATTTGCATGATATGAACTGTAAGTATCGACAGGAACGAAACTACGTCAAAAACAAGCGCACAGAACTGGAAAGTGATCTGGTGAAAGTCGGGTTCTCAAAGGAAGAAGTAAAACATTGGAATCTTTATACAATTGAAGATTTTCATGATGGATATTCGCAGGTAATGGAAACTCCGGAGACTTGGAAACTCATTGAGAAATATGCTTTCTATAACTCTCTGATTCATCATAAGAGAGAAAAGGCAAAAGAATCTAAAATGCAGTTGCTTACATTGCTAAAAAATCGTATGAAACAGAACGAGTTGACTGATGGAAAGGATCACCGGCGGGTGTTGCGGGAACAGGATCTATCCGATGCAAATGTGGTTTCTGTGTTTGAATCGTATTTAACCCGGACAATTGGAGTGAAACAAGATGAATTAACGGATGATTTACTGGTAGTCCAGATCTATTACTTTGATATTTTTAAGGATATCTCATACTACGGGTTCTGGTATCATGGTGAGAAATACCGATACCTTACTTCTTCAGCGGGTCAGATCCGAAAGAAAAAAGCTGTTTTCATTAAAGAAAGTACATGGAACCGAATCGAGAAAACCATCATGTGTGGGTTGACGATAGAGCAGATTAACGTTCACGGCGGGAACAATATAAACAAGCACTTAGCCTACCTTGCTTTGAGCAACTCTGCAACCGACTTGTGGGAGGAATTTGATATCGACCGGTGCATTGTCGTTGATGATTTTGAAACGCAGGTATGGGGAACTTTCGATTTCATTGACGAGAAGGATTATTCAATTACCCGGAAAACGGATTATGTGCCTGTGCCACATACGGATGGGGCCGGTATGATTCTCCCGATGGCATTCGGGGTCCCGCAAAAAAATACTATGGTGCGTTTAAGTTGGGTGAAAGGTCTTCTCGGAGTGTTCGATTTCGTTGGGTTCATTCAGGAGCATAACTACTCCCCGGTCATCAAGGATATTTATGGGAAAGAATGGAATATCATTAATGATGATATTCAAGTAATTTTTACAAAGTCACAATTTAAAATGCATTAAATATAGTGCCTTTACACAGTAATGTGTATTGAAAAATGTGGTGAACCTATAAATATAGGGTGTCGATAATTCGGCTAACGGTAAACGCTAAATAATACTATGAATGAAATACACTATGATTGGAATTGATAAATATATATACAGAAAATTTGATTGGAAAAATTTTTTGGGACTTGACGGTCACAGATAAGATTGAACATAAAGCATCTAATGGAAACATTTACATAAAATGGAAATGCAAGTGTATTTGTGGAAATTATAAAATAGTATCGCCTTCGAAATTATTAGGTGGACATATAAAAAGTTGTGGATGTAGAAGAACGAGACATGAGAATTTATCGGGACAAAAATTTGGAAGATTAACCTTTTTGTGTCCCGATAAAGATAACTCAAAAAAATGGATTGTACAATGTGAATGTGGGAATATAAAGTCTGTTTATCCCTACAGTGTAAAACGTGGATTAACCTCATCCTGCGGATGCTATCAAAGCGAAAAAACATCGGAATTATTTATAAAGGATTTAACAGGCAAAAGATTTGGAAGACTAACTGTTTTACGTAAAGCATCATACAACAAATCAGAACAAGTATTATGGGAATGTTCGTGTGATTGTGGAAATGTTTGTGTTGTATCTGCAAAAGCTTTGACTTCAGGATATACACAAAGTTGTGGTTGCTTAAAGAGCGAGTCATCCTCACAGCGATTTACACATGATATAACTGGTCAAAAATTTGGGAGATTAACTGTTTTATCTAGGGATGGCACATATGTTGGTTCTGATGGGTCGCAATACGCTCAATGGTTGTGTTCATGTAAATGCGGATCCATGAAAACAGTCAAAGGATGTGATTTAGTACAAGGGAAAGTGCTCAGTTGTGGATGTTTAATTTCCAAGGGTGAGGAATTAATGAGAAAAATATTAATAGACAAGGAAATCTCATTTGACACACAAATAAAGTTTGATGATTTAAAAAGCGAGAAAGATTATCCGTTAAGATTTGATTTTGGGATATTAGATAGCAACTCAGGAATTCTTGCACTAATTGAATATCAGGGGCCACAACATTATGATGATAATTATGGAGATTTCGGGAGACAGCAACGCGAAATCACAGACCGTCAAAAAAGAGAATATTGCAAGAAAAAGAAAATACCGTTATTCGAAATCCGGTATGATGATATTATTGAAAGTAAAATTGACGATATTATAAAACAAATTTATAATCATTTATAGTTATTACATGCAGATACCGTGCCAAGCTTAAGCCGAAAGACTTAAGAAGGTGTAACGACTAGGGCATACGAGCTTAGTTCAATGACGAATATGCTTATGAAGCCCGTACATTTTAAGTGAAATTCTTAATTTGGAAGCGCCACACATCCAATAATTCATTGGATGATGAGATAGTCTACTCCCCTAATAAATATCGGGAAACCGAGGGTAGAAAGGAAATACTACGACTCGTGGGAACAATATAAAACATGGTTCAAGCAATATGGATGTACTGCTGGTCGATGCAATATCGAGGAAGACCGGATCAAGAATGCAAAGATCAATTACCAGATGCTTCAGACACTGACGGATATTACTGATGAAGAAATTGAGCAGTTGACATCTGTATCAGCAAATCGCATCCGGAATATCTGCAATTCCGAGGAAACGATAAAAGATATTTTAGGAATTACTCCGTACAATTTACATCCGACGCCATTTCAGGAAGCGGTTAAAATTTACCCAGCATTACTGAACGATTCTTATGCAACGGATATGCTGAGGGAAATTAAGGATAGTCTCTTGAAAAAGTATCGTAGTGGGAAATTGGAGATTGGAGGGAAATATACCTTTGTATTACCTGATTTCTACGCAGCTTGTGAATATTGGTTTGGACACATTGAAAATCCGGCGGGGTTACTGCAAGATGGTGAAGTCTTCTGTTGGCTGACACGCAAGGCGGAAAAGGTAGATTGTCTGCGTAGCCCGCATCTTTATAAAGAACATGCGGTGAGATTCAATATCGCAAATCAGGCATATGGACAACGATCTGCGGAAATCCGCAGGTGGTTTACTACAAATGGGATTTATACCAGTACGCATGACTTGATAAGCAAGATTTTACAGTTTGATGTGGATGGTGACAAATTACTGGTTGTAACTGATCCAGTTTTTGTATCTATCGCAGAGCGTAACATGAATGGGATTGTTCCTCTTTATTACAATATGATGAAAGCAGAGTCTACCACATTGAATAAAGAGAATATTTATAAAGGGCTTCATGCTGCTTTTGTTGGCGGAAATATTGGAATGTACAGTAATCATATTTCGAAGATCTGGAACCATGAAGTATTTGTTTCTGGAACATTGGAAGAAAAACAAAGGGCGATTGACTGTGTAAAACGGTTATGTTGTCAGGACAACTTTGTTATCGATTACGCCAAAACATTATATAAACCAGAATTTCCAAAAGAAATCGGGAAAGAAATTTCTTATTACACAAACCGCAAACTTCCTGCATTCTTTGAATATGCCAAGGATAAAAAGCCAGAACAGGTTGAACCTCGAAATCAGAGCTTTGTAAATAAACTTTTTACGAAGATTCCAAATACACGTATTAATACCAGAGGTTTGAAACTCGGAACAATTGATTATAAAAAAATGATGGGGAATGTAAATATTGTTTGTTCTAAAGAAGTATCTCAACTATACCGGGAACTAAACCAACAGTATCGCTATATGATAAACATGAAAGAAGAATACGAGGACAATCTGCATTATGTAGCCTGTCAGATCCGGATGCAGTTTACTGATCTTGGATATTCAAATGAAACCATTGCAGATATGCTGGTTTATTACTTGTACAAGACTCCTCACCGATCCAAGCAGATGCTTTGGTTTGCTTATGGAAAGTACATAGTGGAGAATTTAAAGAAGAATTTAGAAATTCCTGCCACAAAGATTGTGGAATGCGTAGATTGCGGAGAGTGGTTTGAGGTCCCGGCGAGATCTAAAAGCCACCGTTGTGCAATATGCCAGCATAAAAAAGATAAAGAAAATAAGAGAAGATATTGGGGAAGATATCGTTAAATTTTTAACACTAGAATTATCTCAACTATCTATAAAACGCCCGTGTCTGCGGTCAAAATCCATTTTTGTGAAAAAGTGCCAAAATGGAGAAAACGACCGCCAGTGCGGTCGGAATGGGCGATTTTGAAATGTGGCATAAGGGAGAAGACACGAACTCCTAGACATGTCGCCCAAATAACAATCTCAAAAGGAGTTTAAATATGTTATTTTTTACCAATAGAGACTTGTCTATTTTCACTAATCGAACAGGTGGTGTTTGAGAATGGTTATAACCAAAGAAGATTTAGTAAAACGTGTAGCGCAATCTCAGAAGATCCCAGCATCGACGGTACGGAAGATTTTGAATGCCGTAGAGGATAATGTGGTCGAATGCTTATCTTCCACCACCTCGACCGAAGAAATAGTGATTAAACTATTTTCAGGTTTACATATTGTTGCCAAGCATGAAATTCCGCAAATGAAAGGATGTTTACGGGATATAGAAGCAACACCAAAAATTCGGCTGCGTGGTGAAATAAAACGTAGCTTAACAGATAAAGTGAATAGATAGCTTTGTGCCAGGGATATTTCTCTGGCACAAAATATAAGTTGCTACTATTATTAATTTAATTTCGTAATCCAATATAACAAACTATCAAAGGAGTATTGTAGATATGTTGTTATCACGTAAAACAACAATCCGTTTAACAGAACAAGAAGAAAATATTATTGGTCATATGTGTTATGCGGCATCAAAACTGTGGAATATCTGTAATTATGAAAGATATCATTATAAAGAACTTTCCTTGCCTGTAGAATATCCAGATTGGTATTATCAAAAAAGAGCTCATAAAAATAATTTTTGGTATAAACAATTACCTGCTCAATCTGCGCAGGAAGTATGTAAGATTCTTGATAAATCTTGGAAATCTTTTTATGCACTTAAAAAGTCCCATGGGATCGAAAACCCCAAACCTCCAAGATACAAAAAATCTGGGATTCCTATAACTTATATACAAAAAGGGATCAACCATGAGAATCATTCGGAACAAGTTCGATTATCTTTGTCAAAACAATTGATGAATCATATGTCTGAAAAATATGGTATCCATATCAGCTATCTTTATCTTAAAAATTTGTTTTTTAAGAGTATGGATCATATTAAACAGATAAAATTATATCCACCTGAAAATGGTATTTGCAATATTATTGTCATTTATGAAATTAAAAATATCGAATTGCTTCCAGATAATGGAAATTATCTTTCTATTGATTTAGGACTTCATAACCTTATGACGTGTTATGATTCTACAAGTAATAACTCTTTCATTATCGGGAGAAAATATCTGTCTTTATGTCATTATTTTCATAAAGAAATTTCAAGGGCACAATCACAATGGGCTAAAACTCAAAGTAAAAGCATGGCATATCCTAAGGCGTCGAAACGCATTAAAAAGATGTATCGAAAAAGGAATCATGCTATTCATGATTATTTGCATAAATTAACTCGATACATTGTAACATACTGTCAAGATCATGCTATTCATACAGTCGTGATTGGAGACCTTACAAATATTCGTAAAGGAAAAGATTTTGGGCATGTAATAAATCAGCAATTTCATACATTGCCTTATTTGAAACTCTATATCATGTTGGAGTATAAACTCGCATTGAAAGGAATTCGTTTCATCAAACAGAACGAAGCATATTCTAGCCAGACAAGCCCACTCGCCAAAACAGTATGTAAATCAGAAGCCGAAAAAAATAATCGCGTAGAACGAGGACTTTACAAGGATTCTGGATATTGCTGGAATGCAGATACTGTCGGCGCATTTAATATTTTACGTCTTTATTTTGCAAAAAATAAAATAACAAACGAGCTTAACCCATTAAAGCTTAAGACCCCCTATATTATAAAAGTAGCTGTGTAAAAGCAGTATTGGTGTCATGGGCACACCCTGAATTTACGGAATATAAGTTCCGCATATCAGATGCTCGGTAATTTCCGAGTAGCTCACGGACCGTGAGATCGCAGGTTTAAATCCTGTCGCCTCAACTTCACCCTGTACAGGGAATATATACAGAAAGGGACGATTTTTATAAAAGAAATCAGTAAATCCGATTTAGAAAAGCTGCTGAATGCGGGAGTTATTCGCAATACTCCCCGTGGTTTCGTGAATCGGAAGGGATATCATATTGGATACTATCGGACTCGTGGTTGCGCCGGTAAACGCTATATCCAGGACTATTATGCTGATAAAGCAGAGTCATTATAAGACACATCAGTACAGACAGAAAGGTGGGACTTAACCATCAGCAAAAAGAAACGTGAAGTATCGATTGAAGTGATCGGAGGTAATGCTGAAGGTGTTACTGGCAGTTGCACGAAAATTGAATGCTATGGACAAACACTTTTATTTGAACTCGGTATGATTCAGGATAACCATACCATATTGGAAAATTACCGGGCAAATTCCAGAATGATGTCAAAAATTAAAGCTAAAGAAATTGATATGGTCATTATAGGCCACGTCCATACGGATCATGTCGGAAGCCTTCCCACTCTATTTGCAAGAGGAAATGATCATGCCAGAATTATTGTCCCCTGTGGATCTACACGCATTTTAAAAGAAATGCTTCTGGATTGTGCATACATCAATCAGCGTGATTGCGAGACATTGAATCTGAAGTCGAAAGGTTCTGATGGTAAATACACTCCTCTTTATACAGAAGAGCAGGTATATCAGGTACTTTCTCATATAGAAGAAATTGAAATTGGCAAAATAGTTCAGCTGAATGAACATGTTAGCATCAGATATACTCCTGCAGGACATATTCTTTGTTCTTGTCAAACAGAACTGTATATCAATGGAGGGTCGCATACCAGAAAGATCCTATTTACTTCTGATTTAGGGAATCCAATGATTGAAGACCGCAAAGTATTTGTTGAACCTTTTCAGCCAATCACAAGCAGCAATATTGTATTTGGTGAATGTACTTATGGAAATCGGTCAAGATCTATGACTAAAAAGGATATTAACTTAGATCGTGAAAAGATCAAGACTGTAATCGATCAGTTTTGTATTCAAAATCACCATAGAGTACTTATTCCTACTTTTTCTTTAGATCGGACTCCATTTATTCTTTGGGAGCTTTATCAAATATGGGGAAATGATCCGAATTTTTCAATCCCTATATTGGTAGATAGTCCCCTTGCGAATCGGCTATTGGATTGCTACGGCGAAATCCTTGAAGGCGAAGCAAAGGTCAAGTTTGATGAAATGATGCAGTGGAAAAATATACAACGCATTATTTCCCCAGAAGAAAGTAAGGCTGCCGTTTCTGATCCAAGAGCTAAAGTAATCCTAAGTTCATCAGGAATGTTGACTGCTGGTCGTAGTATCAAATGGACACAAAGCATTCTTCCCCGTGAAGAAGATGCCATCTTATTTGTCGGATATGCTGGCGGAGATACGCTTGCGGGAAAAATCAAGAATAGTCAAAATCAAAAAACGATTTCCATTAATGGGAAACCGATCAAGAATAAATGTCAGATCATTGATCTGCATAGCTTCAGTTCACATATGCAACGAAAGGATTTGCTCAACTACTACTCTTCTATCAACTGTGAAAAAATCTATCTAGTCCATTCAGACAAGACTGCCCGATTGGAATTTAAAGAAGATTTGCAGGAAGAAATAAGGGCAAAATTAAAAACTACTAAAGTTGTTGCTGTGAATTACGGCACAAAAATTTCGCTGTGAGGTATGTGCGTATGAAGGAACATAAAACAATTCTTTTATTTATCTTTGGTGTCCTGTTTGCCAGCGTATTGCCATTAGTAGATGAATTCGTAACAGTCATCGCCGCCTGGATGGAATGGTTAAAAATAATTCCGAGCAGGCATATCGCAAAAGGCAATAAGGAGATGCAGGATCTCTACGGCGGTGAAGAGGTTGGATCTACAGCTGCGATTGGTTTTCAGATACCGGAGCCGGACGAAGAATATTACGAAGGCGAAGAATAAATCAAAGAAAGGATAATAAAAATTGAAGAGAACAAAAAGTATTTCATTAAAAAATGCAACGATTAATTTAGAAGATGAAACTGTAACGGAATACACGAAGGATGAAACCAAGACCTATAACATCCGCAAGATTTTAGAAGACTGGAATCATGTAGACGGTGTATCTATCACGATTAAGCAGGACAATGAAGTTCCTGCGGATGAATAAGATAGGGGTGTTCTTCTATTAGTTACAAGTATCAAAGATATGAAGGTGAAACTGACGACGAGCTAATTTACCGTGTCACCGGTGACAAAGAGTTGATCGGATCGTGGCAGAAAGTAGCCGATATTTTAAATGAATTATTAGAGAAACACTATTCAGAAAGTGCTTACCGGAAAAAGCGCCAATCGTTTGATGCGATGCTGGATGCATACCATACCAAAACTCCTGATTTACAGGCCGAATTGGAAGAAATTAAAAAGGAACGCCGGGAGTTAGAGAAAGAAAAAGTCAAAGTCCGGGATGAACGGAATGAATATCGAAGATTGATTCGTGAGCAGGCCCGCAGGGAGAGCTTTCTTGATTTGGTGGGCCGTGTGATATCAGAAGAAACAGAATCTCTTACTCTGGATAAAGAGATGCAGATAATACGTACAGAGTGTGATCTATTAGCTCATCTTACTGATATCCATACAGGAATTAAAATTGACAATGGATTCAATCGTTTCGATGAAGAAGTATTAAGGAGACGCTTGAATCGCTATCTAAATAAAATCATTTCTATTCGCAATACACATCATGCAGAAAATTGTTATCTGGTCATCGGAGAAATTCTATCCGGTATTATCCACAATAATTTGCGCTTAGAAAACAATATGGATTTAATCGAGCAGTTTAAAACTGCCAGTGAATTAATTGCATTAATGATTCAAGAGTTGGCGCAGCATTTTACCGGGGTACATATTTATGTGACACCTGGAAACCATTCTCGTATTTCACCAAAGAAAGAGGATTCTTTGGATGGAGAGAATATGGATCTACTGCTGCCTTTCTATCTATCTGCAAGACTACAAAATATTAAGAATGTTTATATCCATGAGAACACAAAGGATCCGGAAATCGCCATGTTCAATATTCGTGGTCATTTGGTCGTAGCTACTCATGGACATAAAGACAATCCAAATACGGTTGCCAGAGACGTTTCAATGATGTATGGTAAACAACCATCCATTATTTTACTTGGTCATCGTCATACAAATGGATATCAGACGGATTCCAATGTGAAAGTAATTCAGTCCGGATGTATTTCCGGAAGTGATTCTTATGCCACATCCATTCGTAAAGTCAACGATCCAGAACAGACAGTTTCCGTTATTAATGATGATGGTTTGGATTGTATTTACGATATTACATTAAATTAAATCAAAGAAAAGGAGAAAAATCAATGAATAAAGGCGAATTTGTAAAGAAAGTTGCTACAAAATTAGATGGAGAATATACACAGGCGGAGGCAGCCAAAATGGTTGATGCTTGTCTGGAAACAATTAAGGACGCTATGATTGCAGGAGACAAAATTCAGTTTGTTGGATTTGGTTCTTTTGAAGTAGCTGAAAGAGCTGGACGTGTTGGACGTAATCCTCAGACAGGAGAACCGATGCAGATTGCAGCTGCTAAAGTTCCGAAATTTAAACCTGGTAAAGCTTTTAAAGAAGCTGTAAATAAGTAAGGTGGTGTATTCTTTGACCACAATGAATTTTCATACTTACAAAGAATGCATTGATCACATCTTGAAACAAGCAGAAGAAACTTCTGTAACCTTGCTTGTCGATCCAGAAAATCTAAACTCATTCCTCGGCATTTTATTTGGTGAATACAATTTAGATGTCGATATGGTGCAAATTGATCGAGATAAATATTGCATCTATCAAATCGATATTGATACGGAGATGATTCTTTCTGTATCTGAACTCACCAAGGAAGAGTCTATTATTTATTTCCATGATTACGTGTACATTGACGACGAAATTAGATCTGAATGGTTCGATGTCATCAATAAAGGGATCACTCTTTTCTCTCAGTCTAAAATTGTAGAGATCGATTCTAACGATCCTGAGAACCAGAATTCTTATGTTCTTATGATGACAGGTAGTATGCATTTTGGAATGACATGCCGGAGTGAGGACGAAATTATGAAATTCTTATAACACATAGCAATTCTTTTCTTCTTGGAGAAGGCAGTATCGGGGTTCTCTCGGTATTGTCTTCTCTTTCTCTTTTCTTATAGGAAGGTGATTTTTATGAAAATTAATTTAAAAAACATAAAACCGCATACCTGGGTATCAATCGTTATGGTATTGCTTGTAATCGTTAATTCGGTTCTTACAGCAATGGGAAAGCCAGTAATTGAATTCCAGGAAGATCAGATTACTGCCATAGTAACAGTGATTATGGATCTGATATTCATCGGATTTGCGGTATATAAAAATCAGTCTATCACAGAATTTGCGCAGATTGCAGATGAAGTTTTGTATATGTTGCGTGACGGTAGGCTTTCAAAAGATGAAGTGATGACTTTTATTGAGAAGCACAAAAATCCGGAGCGTCCTACAGACGATCCAGTAGAAGGATCCGAAACGCTCGAAGATAATAATACGAATGAAAAATAATTTGTAGCGGATCTGCAGGTGTCACAGCTTGCAGATTCATTTGAAATAAGGCTACCGCAATCCCACTAGCTTTAGACGGTGGGTAGTTCACTAGATCAGAAAGGAGGTCCTATGGCGCAAAGAAGTAAACGGATTTGTCTGGCTGATAAAGAAAAGGAAAAAGAAATCAATCCTGAGACATTGAGATTATTCAATAAATATCAGATTGATATGTCTATCCGGGATCTCTCTCCGAAAACCATTATGAATTATAACTCCGATCTGATGCAATGGTTTATTTATATGCATGACTATCAATTTAATTTATCTGTATTAGAGGCTACCGATGAAGATATTGAAGAATATTATTATTGGCGTAAGAAACAGGGAAATAATGTAAACCGCCAGAAGCGGGTCATGTCTTCTATCTCCGCTTTTTATAAGTTTTTACGCAAAAAGAAATTAATCAAAGAATCTCCTGTAGAGTTTATTGAACGTCCGAAAGAGGGGCAGGCTGTAGTCACTCAGACGTTCTTAACCAAAGAACAGGTGCAGTGTATGAGAGAAAAATTGCAAGAATGCGGTGATATTCAGTTATATACATACGCTATGCTCTCTCTAACTACAATGGCCCGTGTCAATGCAATTGCACATTTGAAATGGGATCAGATCAACTTTGAAGATCGGACTTGTGAGCATGTACTTGAAAAGGAAGGGAAAGATGTAGAGTTGTCCTTTTCGGAAGAAGTAAAGGATTTACTCCTGCAGCTGCAAGAAGATCGAAAGCAGAATGATATTGAAGATTATGGATGGGTGTTTGTAACTCCATATGTAACAAAAGACAAATGTATCAGCAACGGTACTTTGGGTGATTGGTGTAAAACAATCGGCAACATGATAGGTGTTCCTACATTACATCCTCACGACTTTCGACATTCTTACGCAACTCTTTTGAAAAATGCTGGAATGAGCCTGGAAGATGTTTCTACATTATTGAACCATTCCGGAACAGACGTGACAAAGAAGTTCTATTTAAAAGTTGATACTTCTAAAATCAGAAAATTAAAAGATAGTATTGTGATTTAGCGAGGTGAGAACATGTATTGTATTTTACTAAAAAGAGAAGATCGTGGCGAATTTGACTCTTTATTTCAATTCATGACTACTGTAACTGACAAAGAGCAGAAACTGGTAAGCTTTGAATCTGATGAAGAACTGGACGAATTTGTTGAGAAAATGATCAATGAAGACGGGTATGCTAAATCCGATTTCGTCATCGTATCTGTAAAAGACTTTCATCTCACTTCTGATATTTTTGATCAAGACAAAGGAAAGGAATGATGATCGATGGCTTATAAAGTAATTAAGGCTCATGGGTCCACTCATGGCAAAGCCCGTAGAGAATTTATTTGTGATACTGTTGCTGATGTTACAGATCTCCCTACAAGTAAAAAAATGGGGAAAGCGCAGGCTGGCGATACTGTTTCAGATGAAATGTGTGCCGTTGGAAGCACTGCTTCTGTTACAGAAACTGGTGATCTGTATGAACTGAATGCAAGTAATACCTGGGTTAAGAAACCGGTTGAAGGATCTGGCGAAGGATCTGATATTACGATTGATAATACACTTACTCAGGAAGGACAGGCTGCAGATGCCAAGGCTGTAGGTGATGCTCTTGCAAATAAAGCAGATAGTTCTGCTCTTTCTTCTTATGTACAGACTTCTGTTGCTGAATCTACTTATGCTAAAAAGTCTGATTTGACAGGTAAGGCCGATAGTGCTGATTTAGCAAACTATGTGCAGACATCTACAGCAGAATCTACTTATGCAAAGAAAACTGATTTATCTGCTAAAGCTGATGTTTCTGCTTTGTCTAGCTATTTGCAGAGTTCTACGGCAGAAAGTACATATGCAAAGAAAACTGATTTATCTTCTAAGGCCGATGCTTCTGCTTTAGCTAATTATGTCCAGACAAGCACGGCGGAATCAACATATGCGAAAAAGTCAGAAATTCCATCTAAAGGTACTGCTGTTGCAGATGCCGGAGATTCAGATGTAAAAGACAAATTGAACGCATTACTTGCAAGTTTAAGAACTGCGGGAGTAATTGCTGCAGAATAAATTGTGTTTCTTCTTATTATAAGGGGCAGTGAACTACTGCCCTATTGGCTCCGTAGTCTAAAGGTAATGACACGTCCCTTTCAAGGACGTAATGCAATCGGTTCAAGTCCGGCCGGAGTCATTTAGATTACTTATAATCATACTATTTGTTTATAAACAATCATTGATGCAGTTATGAGGTTTGCCGACTCCGATTGACTACCGGGATTCTCCTCTTGCCAGTACTTAAATGCGCAGAGTAAAGCAGTCTAGTTAAAATCTGGCATATTGCATCAATGTCTTTGGATCTGTAGCTCAACTGGCAGAGCACTCGTCTGTTAAACGAGGGGTTATAGGATCATGCCCTATCAGATCCGTGAATAGCGGTACATTTCTACGGATGTGTAGCACATGAAAACCTGTGCAGTCTTTGGAGGAAATGCCAAGATCCAGTTTGACAAGCAATGGAAAAGTCTGACTGTTCTGGATATCAAAAAACATGACGACTTTATTTTTTCGATGGATATACCGTAAGTGGTAGCGGGACAGTCTGTAAAACTGTTGCCTTCGGGTTCGGGTGGTTCGACTCCATCTCCATCGACGAGATAACCGGATTGATTCCGGTTGTGAAACACTCTTCTACTGGGTGTTTTGCGAGGCATGTGTCCGGTTGGTCGAGGAAGCGGTCTTGAAACATGTCGTTTTGGTATCGTGGAGTAATGGTATCTCAGTAGCCCGCTAAGCTATCCTACGGCAACGTAGTCCGTGTTCGAATCACGGCGGTACCGTTTCATATAATAAAAGATCTGTTTTATCCCATCAGACATCTGGGGTAGGCACAAAGGAGGGAAAAATGGATGCGTTAATTAAATTATTAGAAGGCGAAACAATCTTTGGTGTGTCGTGGTCAATGATCATTCTTGCGATCGCTGCTTTCTTCTATCTTAGGAAGAAATATAATAAATGGATTGACAGTGAACTCAAGAAAAGGCAGGCTGAAGAGCTGAGAGACAAGAATATTCAAAAATCATTAAATGAAGTGAAGAAACTTCAGGAAACCCATGCTCAAGATCGTGCCAAATATGAAGCACAGTTAGATCAGGAACGTAAAGATCGTGAAGAAACACGTATACATGACCGTAATCAAAGTTTTGAAATACAGCGTCAGCTCACAGAAGCCATTCAACGTATTGAAGAAAAACAGGACACTTTTGCTGAGACCCAACAACGGAATATGGCTTCTATTAATGAATTATTTGAACGTAGCCGGAAATATGAACTTGCAAGTTCCCGGGAAAAACTGCTGCACTCTTATCGTTACTATACAAATCCTGATGTAAATCCACGATTGGAATGGACGGAATTGGAATCAGAAGCATTTTGGGAGCTTTTTAATAGTTACACAGAAAACGGCGGAAATAGCTTTATGCATAAGAATGTAGAACCAGAAATGCGGAAATTAATTATTGTCGATATGGAGGATCTTGATTCAGTTACGAGATTAATGGAAAGCAGAAAAAGAACATCATAGAGTTCCAAATCAAAGGCAGGTGATAGTATGGCAAGAAAAACGGATAGACCCAAAAAGCGATGCCAAAGATGTGGGAAAGAAAAACGGTTTGAGGATTTTTATATTAGTCGCAGTCCTCTTTTTCAGCAAGATGGTCGGGTCCCCATATGCAAGGATTGTGTCTTTGAGCTTATTTTAGATGACGAGAATCGCATTGATCCTCTGAAACTAAATGACGTATTGCGTAAAATTGACAAGCCATATTATAAGAATTTACTCGAAAGTGCCTATATGCAGTTTGAGACGGAAAATCCATTTGTTGATAAAGAAGATATTCCAAATCACGGAGATAAGATCCTGTCTTTTTATTTTAAAAATATCGCAATGAGGCAGAATGTAAATAAAGGCTATAGCGATTCTGAAAGGGAAAATTTCATAAATCAAAATACGAATTTAAGCAATACAGATCTTGATGCTATTTCCAGAAAATATCCAGATATTTTACATAAGCATGAAAAAGCTCAAAATATTGTCAAGAAAAAAGAAGAACCAATCTCCTCTTCTACCGATGATTTCCAAGTAACAGATGAAATGGTATGTCTTTTTGGTGAAGGATACACTATTACCGAATACCGGAATATGTACTATAAGTACAAAAATATTACTGAAAACTATTCTGTACAGACTACTCTTCATCAAGAAGCGTTGGCGACTTACGTGCGTTTTAAGGTAAAAGAAGAAATGGCGACTGCTGAAGGAAATGTTCTTGATGCACAGAAATGGTATACTGCTGCCGCCAAAGCAGCCGAGGATGCTAAACTGACTCCGAAGCAAATGTCTAAGTCAGATCTTCAGGGAGGCATCACAAGTTTTAGTGACATTTTTCAAGCGGTTGAAAGTGCCAATGAGCGAATCCCCATTTTCCCAGAATTTAAATATCGCCCGAATGATGCGGTCGATTTTATTATCTGGTGCTATATCAATTATGAAAGAAATTTAAATGGGATGCCGGAAGTTTCGTATTCTGATATCTATCATTTCTATGATCAGAAAAAGCAAGAATATATTGACAATTATGGTGATCCATATGGAATTTTTACCGATGATCCAACTTCGGAGAATCGGCCCAATGTTGAGAAATTCATTACTATTCCTCCCGAATTCCAAGAGGAGTAATAATCGTGAATTTAGGTTCTGGCATTAATATAAAAAATTGGACATATTTCTGTAGCTTTGCTCGATGGTATCCTGATCTGTTTCTGGATTTAATTAAACCAGAAAAGGGAGGACTTAATTTACATACAGATCAGCGAGTTTATCTTCGTGCAATGTTACGTTTCGTATCATTTTATGGTGTTTTCCCAAGAGGTTACGGGAAAACATTTGATGAAGTTTTAGCTTCCATCTTAGTTTGCATCTTCTATCCAGAGATCACAATTTCTCTTACAGCGCAGACAAAAGAAAACGCTGCGGATCTTCTCAAAGATAAATATGAAGAAATCATGCGATTCTATCCTATGTTGCAGAATGAAATCGCAAAACCAAGTTTTGCCAAAGGTGATGCAACGATTAAGTTTGTAAACGGGGCTACATTAGATAATTTAGCAAATTCTCAATCTTCTAAAGGTCAGCGTCGGAAAAGGATGAATATCGAAGAGTCTGCCTTGATTGATGATGCAACTTTTCAGGATGCTTTAAAACCTATCGTGGAAGTGCCTCGTGTCTGTGTTGGAAAATATTCTATCACTGATCCAGAAGAACTAAATCAGCAAATCAATTTCTTTACAACAGCCGGATTTAAAGGTTCTGACGAATATGAACGCTCTGTTCGGATGTGTAAAGACATGGTAAATTTGAGAGGAACATTGGTTTTAGGTTCTAGCTGGTGGCTTCCTTGTTATTATGGACGAGGATCTACAAAGAGCCAGATCTTCCAAAAGAAACAGGAAATGTCATCTGTTGCATTTGCTCAGAACTATGAATCTAAATGGGTTGGAAGTTCTGACGGTGCTTTGGTAGATGTAAATAAACTGCTTAATTGCAGGACCCTTACCTCTCCTGCTGTCAATTACAATAAGTATGAAGAGGAAAACTATATCGGAGTCGATGTGGCTCGTTCTCAAAAAACAAATAATAATCAATCTTCTATTGTCGTGGGCCGTGTTATTCGGAACCGTGAATCTAACAGAATCAAATCGATTGAAATTCCAAATATTATTTCTGTCGCAAATACTTTGAACTTTACAGCACAGGCATGTTTAGTCAAGAAAACGAAAATTGACTTTAATGCCAAAATGGTGATCGTCGATGGTAATGGTCTTGGTGCCGGATTAATCGATGAATTACTAAAAGATGCTTATGATCCAGTTACCGGTGATTATCTTGGATGCTGGAATACAGTTAATACAAGTAATGAACCGGAAATCAAGGAAGCAGAATCCTGTCTGTTTGATATGAAAGCACAAGGAAATCAGAGTAAAGTCATTACAGACTTTATTGATATTGTAGATTCCGGTCGTCTTCGCCTTTTAGCAAAGAAATCCGATTCTGATTTTACTGCAAAAGACCGATCCGATCCCACATTGCATATCCTTCCGTATGTGCAGACAGACCTATTGTTTGAAGAAATTGCGAATTTAAAGATTAGATATATGAATAATAATTCTCTTTCTATCGAAAGAGTTGTAAAGAAAATGGATAAGGATAGATTCTCTGCTTTATCCTATCTGATCTACTATATTGTAGAATTTTGTTCCTATACTAAGAAACAGGTTGAAGTTCCGAAGCATACATTATCGTTAGCTCGCAGACCTTCAATCGCATCGATCTATAGGTAGAAAGGCGGTGAATATGGAGCAGAAAAACTCTACTGAACAAAAATTAGAAGAATTATATCAGTCCGATAAAAAAGCTTTTGAGGATTTTGTTCATTCAAAAACTCCGACTATAGATTTTGCTTCCCTGCGCCGTCTGGTAATTTCAGAATTATCACTGAAAAATACAATTACCCC